CGCCAGAATTTCAGCAATAACTTCGGCATCACAGCCACCTTTTCCATTCCCTTGGATCGAGGGCCTATAGAACTATGCAAGCAAGCAGCCAAAAAGCAAGTCGCCCTCTACGAACAGGCTTTAGCTGATAAAAGACTCAATTACGAAATGGGGCGGCTCAAGGCTTGTGCTGAAGCCAAACGCGAAGGTTACGGTTTTGCCAAGTCGTCGCCGTTCTATGCCATTTGTGCTGATGTCGTTCTCAAGCCGAAACCCGTAGAAGAACACACGCACCAAATCATTTACCCAGAGCACGTCTCAGATCGCGAATGGCTTGATTCCGGTGACGCTGAATCACCCGACGCTGCTGTAAGGATTCCGGTTCTACCTTACGGCCAAGCTTCTGATTGATCTTCTTCACCACTTTCTTGGTCAAAGGTTTTACCAGCTTCTGCAGCACTGATGCAATAGGCTTGGCAAATATGGCGACTGTGGTAGCAAAAGCCGCTGTCAACGCAACCGATACGGTTGGGCCGGCATCAGGCACATAGTTCTGAATCACCTGCCTAACAGGCACGGGATCCCATATCTTTACGCATTTGCCGTCTTGCAACTCATAGCCAGCCAACACCTTGGTGCCAAACTTGTTAAAACTACCTATAGCTTTTGCCCCAAATGATGGGCAAGGTGGATCATTTGTTGCTACCTTTGGGCTGCCGGAAGCCAAGGCCGGCGTCGCATCAAGAGGGGACTGGGTCGGAGTTGATCTCTCCGACCTTTTTATCGGTGCTGTAGGTGGCTGGACCCAAGTAAAGTCACGCGGCCTATAATCTGCTGCTTCAAAGACCGGTGCCGCTCCATCACACAAGGTGACCACACCACGTGGATCTTCATCAAATGTTTCAACGCCTTTTCCCCGGTTGATCCTTGCCCTGACGCAGCCAGGCATGTCGATGATTGGATATCGCGCAGATGTAACCGGTGGTGCTGCCGGCAGCACAGGCGGCGGTATCGGCTGACTTGTAAAAATTGTCGGAACGTTGATCGACCGTACGCCGATCTCAGGGATTTCTGCCACTAGAAGGGTGGCTTAATCGGTAGTGCTGGGCCAGTTGCGGATGGCAGCTCGGGCATTGCATCGTCGATCTGACCAGGCACCATTTCAATGATCATCTGAGTCAATTCAAGCTTCAGCTCACTGACATAGTGCTGAGTTAGTGACGGAATGCGCGTGTAAAGCATCACCGATCCAATTACCATGCCGCCTGACATCATGAAGGATGCGACGGACATCACGTTGAAAAGCTTTTGCATATATAAAAAACCCCTCCTGCTGTGTGAGGACCAGGAGGGGCAGCAGTTCTGCATTCTTATGCTAGCTCAAAAGCTATATTTCATGCCGAGTTTGGTGCCGATAGACAGTTCATCGCCAGTCATACCGCTCAGCTCTCCATAAACAGAGACCTTTTCGGCAACAGCAACAGAGCCGCCAAACTTGCCAGCAAACTCAACTTCGTTGTCAGCGCCGTTTGGCATGACCAGTGCAGGTCCTCCCTGGATGTAAAAGGAATAAGCGCCCTCAGACAGCTCATAGCCCACATCGAGGTTGAGCGTTCCGCCCAGATAATCGTCGCCGTAGGAACCACCGTTGAACTCAGGGTTCACATAAACGTCTGCGAGCGCAGGAGATGCCAGCGCAGCTGCTGAAACGGCGGCACCACTCACAATAAAAGTTTTGAGCATTGGAAAGAGGGTTAACGTTTTCCTTGCCCACGATACCTTTTCCGGCCATGTGATGGCTTGGAATGTGATCCATTTCCTTGCCTGGTCTTCTTGGGCTTACCCGATACGAAGTCCTGTCCATTCAGCGGTTTAGCCACTATTGTTCAGCAGACATAGAAAGAAGCGCCCATCCCAAAACGAGACAGACGCCAACAAAAACACCAGTGAGAAAACTCACCAAGGCGTGCCAGTGCCAGTGGTGGGAGTGCGCTTCTCAGTCAGTTGTGCATCTAAGGCAGCGTGGATTTCAGCCACCTTGTCAGCTCCACCAATCGCAGCCTGCACCCAAGACACAGCTTGAGCTTCAGTCACTGCGTCATAAGCGATCATGTCTTCCGCATCAGGTGCTTCAAGACCGATTGAGCCATACGCTCCAGCGGAATACACACCGTCTTCAGTGACAGCTGAGACCGT